TAGAACGTTCAACGACCAGTGCATAGCACGTACATCATAAGCTATTGATGGTGGAAACGGAGAATATGCGTAAAACGCATAAAGATATGGTCTAATCTGCATGGTGACATGCAGCAGTTCATTAGAGAACGTGCGAGAACCAGCGAATCTCGTAGAATACAAATGTTAAGAATACATTCAGCTACGATAAATTAATTGATACCCTTTGCCGCATGGTAGCTAGACCTAAAGAAGCCTTTATTCTTGGTGGTGACTGGAGAATACCAGTAGTCGAAGGATTGCAACCAGCTAACTTTATTCAAAATCAAGAATCAGATATTTCAGTTGATGCTACTGGATTTGAAAGAGAGTTTGAATCAAAATGGTCTGGAACTATCGATGGTGCATTTTTCTCTCCAGATGCCTTTGACCGCAATAGAGTACTAAATCTTGCTGAAGATAAATACAATAAAAAGATTTCTGATAAATCTTATTATATCATGGGAGTTGACGTTGGCAGACTCGGCTGTACCACCGAGGTAATTGTAATTAAAGTTACTCCTGTTAAGACTGGTGGTCCTCCTCTTAAGCAAATAGTAAATCTATATTCTTTCGAGGAAGAGCACTTTGGTTTGCAGGCAATCGAAATTAAGCGAATTTTTAAACGATTTAAATGTAATATGTGCGTCGTCGATGCCAATGGGTTAGGTGCCGGGCTGGTTGACTTTTTAGTTACTGACCAAATTGACCCAGAAAATGATGACAACTTATATAATATGGGTGTATATAACGATGAAGAGAAAAGATATAAACAATATGAAACAGCAGATACAATTAAAAATGCTTTATATCTTATGAAGGCTAATACTCAAATAAATTCTGATTTATATGCATATCTTCAAACTCAAATGTCATCTAATAAACTTAAATTTCTTATTGATGAAAATGTAGCTAAAAATAAACTTGCGGCCATGTCGCAGTATAAGACAATGACGCCAAGACAAAGAGAAGCATATATTCGTCCATATGTAATGACTACAATTCTTAAAACTCAACTTCTGAATCTAGTACAAGAAAATGAAGGAGCAAATATTATCTTGAAGCAGTCTGCCCGCAAGATTCCCAAGGATAAAGTATCTGCTTTAATTTATGCTCTCTCTTGGACTAAGCTTCAAGAAGATAAAAGGCATCAAAGGAAAAGTAGAGATTTAAGTGGATTAATGCTTTTTACAAAAAATTAGGGCAAATATACGTTAGAAATGTAGACCTATTTTTATAATGTAATAGAGTGACCAATAGCCAGGTTGTTTTCACTTGGCTATTGGCTTTCCGTTTTAGAAGGAGGTGCGGACAATGCGTAGCTCAGAACTGGAGTGCATAGTCTATGATATTCTTACTGAGAATGATGTATCATTTGAGGAAGAATATGAATTTCCAGACCTTATTGCTTCTAGTGGAAGAGCTTTGCGCTTTGACTTTGCCTGCTTCGATGATGCTGGCGACCTCGATTATTTAATTGAGGTGCAAGGACGGCAGCATTATAGTCCTGTCGGCAAATTTGGCGGTGCTAAAGCTGTCAAAAGGCAAAAATATAATGACCTACAGAAAAGAAAGTATTGTCAAAAGAACAATATTCCATTGGTAATTATACCATATACTGATTTCAATTCTAATAAAGTCAATTATGAATATATAATGATGAAGGCTGGTTACTAAAGGAGGTGGAATTTGGCAACCGTTAAGGACAAAAACGAACGAGATTTCCGCTTAGTCAATGCCACCTCGCAAGAAAGAGCTTCTCTAGATTTCAATAAGATTAAGGTCGGTAAGAAAACATTAGCTAATGATGTTACATTATCATTAGATTATATGTCAAAGAAACAAAATCGATATATTCAAGTTGATAGACTAGAAGATGCTATTAGAAATAAAGACTACCAGCAATTGCGGGCTATTTCTAATTATTTCTTTGATAAAAGTGGTATTTATTCTCGTCTTTGTCGTTACATGGCATTTCTTTATAGATATGACTGGTTTATTACTCCATTAGTTTATGATAACAAAATCAAAGATGATAAAGTTATTGAAGGATGGTATAAATCATCAACATATCTAGAGAACTGCAATCTTAAGAAAGAGTTTGGAGAAATTGCATTAAAAGTAGTTAAGAATGGCTGTTTCTATGGCTATAAACTTACACAAAAATCTGCGGCATATCTCCAAGAACTCCCTGTAGACTACTGCCGTTCACGGTTTGAAATAAATGGTAAACCAGCGGTAGAGTTTAATATTAAGTATTTCAATGATGCGTTTGCAGATATGCAATATCGTTTAAAGGTACTAAAGATGTTCCCCAAGGAATTTCAGAAGGCGTATCTTGAATATCAAAATGGAACCTTACCAATCTTGTTTCAAGGCGATGAGAGAGGTTGGTTCTTGTTAGATGCCAATAGCGCGGTAAAATTTAATCTAAGTAATAGTGATGCGCCACTATTCATATCGGTTATTCCCGCGATTATTGACCTCGAAGATGCAAAAGAACTAGACAAAAAGAAAATGGAACAACAAATTCTGAAAATTATTATTCAGAAGATGCCAATAGATAAGAATGGTGACTTAATTTTTGATGTTGAAGAAGCTCAACAGCTCCACAACAATGCAGTTGCTATGCTTGGAGATGCTATTGGTGTTGATGTTCTAACAACATTTGCGGACGTTGAGGTAGCAGACCTTTCTGATAAAGGCAATCAATCTTCAACTGACTGGCTTGAAAGGATGGAACGTTCAGTCTTCAATGCCGCAGGTGTTAGTCAAAATCAGTTTAATACTGATGGTAATATTGCACTTGAAAAATCTATTGCCAATGACGAAGCTACTATGTTTAGTTTAATTTTGCAATTTGAAGAGTATGCTAATTCTCTTCTTGCTCCATATAACAAGAATCCAAAGAGATTGGCATATAAAGTACAGATTCTTCCTACTACTGTTTACAACTATAAAGATTTGTCTAAGCAGTACAAGGAACAAACAATGCTTGGTTTCTCTAAGCTACTTCCGCAAGTTGCTCTTGGACAATCTCAATCTACTGTTATGGCAACTGCTTACTTTGAAAACCAACTTATGCGGCTTGATGAACTATTTGTTCCGCCGCAAATGTCATCTACTACTAGTGGTAAAGAAAGTAGTAGTGAAAAATCTGGTACTCAAATTTCAGATGGTAATACTGGTGGAAGACCAGAACTACCTGATGATGAAAAATCTACTAAAACAATCCAAAACATAGAGGCAGGAGGTTAAATGTCACTAAAGAATAGGTCAGAAGTATCTACCATTAGTTCTCCTGAATTTATTAATCTTCAGCCTTTGGATATTAATCCTCTCATGTCACAATGCCAAATTAAGGTTTTCTATTTAGGTAAGAACCGCAACGGGTCTTATATTACTCGTGAGGTTGCTGATGAAATGGCTAAGACCTTACGTGGTGCGCCAATTGTTGCTGCTTGGTATGATAATAAGCAAGACTATGGCGATCATGGGCATGTAATGACTATTGAGAATGGTGAAGTTTCTTTTTCTTGCAAGACTGTTCCATATGGTTTTGTAAGTCCTGATGCAGAAGTATGGTATCAGCAATATATTGATTATGATGAATTTAATAATGCAATTGAGCGTACTTATCTTTGCACTACTGGTTATCTATGGCAAGGGCAATTCCCTGAGATTGATAAAGTTATTAATGAGGGACAGCCGCAGTCTATGGAACTTGATGAAAACTCAATGCATGGTCATTGGGCAGAAGACAGTAATTCAGGTGTAGAATTTTTTATTATAGATGATGCTACTTTTAGTAAGCTGTGTATTCTTGGTGATGATGTGGAACCTTGTTTTGAAGGAAGTTCCGTCGAAGAGACGCAATTCTCAATGGACAAAGAATTTACACGCACACTATATAGCATGATGAATGAATTAAAATTTGCTTTGAAGGACAAAGGAGGGTCGAGTATGCCAATTGACGAGGAACTTGAGCCTACTGAAGTCGTAGAAGAAGAGGTCGAAGAAGTTGCTTCTGATAATGAGCACGAAGTCGAAATCGAAGAGACTACAGTAGAAGCTGAAGAATCCGCAGATGCGGCTGATGACGCTACCGATGACGAAGAGAGCGAAGAAGATAGTGAAGACGGTGACAACGAAGACACCGATTTTGCTTGCGGCGATAAGGACAAGAAGAAGTACGCCGATGAAGAGGATGAAGATAAGGAAGAAGATGAAGCTGAGGAAGAGGTAGAAAAGGACGAAGAAGATAAGAAGTCCAAGCCTGAGCCTAAGCCCGATCATTCTCTTGCAGAAGCATTTGCCGCTCTAAAGGACGAATTTGAAGCTGTTAAGGCTGAAAAGATTGCTCTTGAGAATGAACTTAATTCTCTTCGTGATTTCAAGCTTCGTTGTGAAAATGAGAAGAAAGATGCTCTAATCAACCAATATCATATGCTAGATGAAGCTGATAAGGCTGATGTTATTGAGCATAAGAACGAGTACTCTTATGAGCAAATTGAAGAGAAGCTTGCACTAATTTACGTTAAGAAGAACGTCAACTTTAATACTCTTGATGGTGTTGAAGCAGAAGTTGAGGAATCTATTGAAGATCCCGCACTTGCGTTCTCTCTAGATAATGAGACGGGGAGTTTCGTTCCACCTATTGTAGAATTACTCCGTCAGCAAAAGAATAAATAAATAAGGAGGAAAGTAAATGGCTACTATTAAGCGTGAAGGGTTTGGTGTCGTTGAGCCAAATCACCTATCTGCTTCTTATACTGGTCAGGTTTTCGCCCAGCTCCCCGCAGCCGAGAGCATCGACGTTCTTGAGAACGGCATGTTTGTCAAGTATGACTATGCTAAGGGTGAGGTCAACTTTGATGGTGACGGCGAGTTCATGCTAGTTTTCAACGAGGAAAAGCTTTATGACGAGCGTAAGCAGTCTCACAAGGACTATGCTATGCAGCGTGCCGACTTCTATAACGGCGTTATGGTTCCTCGTGTCTTCAAGACCAATGTTGGTGATATTATGACCACCAATACTGTTGCCGAAGCTGAATATGCTGTCGGTGATAAGCTCACTCCTGGTTCTGACGGTCTTCTTGCCGCCGGCGAGGGTGATATGGTCTGGCAAGTTGCCAAGGTTTACACCATGCCCGATGGTCAACCTGGCCTTAAGCTTCAGCGTATTCTTTAATTGAAAAGGAGGGAACAATAGTTATGGTAAATTACAATGACCTACGCAGTCTTGCCAAGGCTGCTGTCAAGGCAGATAAGAACGCAGCTGTTGCATACTCCTTTGAGAGCAATGGCAACACCGAGACTTGGAACGCAGAAGAGGTTAATGCTGCTCTTCGCGCTCAGATGAACGAACTCGTTAGCGATTATGCTGCTTATCGTGAAAATAAGAATCTTGTCTTCCGTCTAATCGAGGAGACTATTGATGATGTTCTTCCCGCTAAGGTTGAGCAACAGTACATGGAATTTGCGGATGTTCGCACTGTCGCACAAGGCGATAAGGCTATCTTCCGTCAGCGTATCACCGAAGCTTCCCGCAAGCGTGCTAAGACCTTTGTAACCAAGGTCGGTCTTGCTGGTCGTTATGAAACCTTCATGCTCGATGGTCGTGAGATTGAAGTTCAGACTTCTGCTATTGGTGCTGCTTGCCGCATTGGTTTTGAGGAGTTCCTTGATGGCCGCATCCAATTCTCTGACCTTACTTCTGTTATGCTCGAAGGCATGGATGAGTACATTTATCAGGAGATTGCTAAGGCTCTAGAGTCTGCTGTTGAGAATCTTCCTACCCCCAACAAGGCCGTTGTTGCTGGCTTTGACGAGGGTGTTATGGATGAACTTCTTGCTATTGCTGACTCCTATGGCAAGTCCACTATTTACTGCACCTTTGAGTTCGCTTCTAAGATGAAGCCTGTCAATGCTCAGTGGGCTAATTCTGATATGAAGGGTGAACTCTGGCACAAGGGTTGGCTTGATAATTATAAGGGTCACACCATTGTTATTCTTCCTCAGTCCATGACTGATGAAACTAATACTGAGAAGGTCATTGACCCTGCCCAGTGTTACATCATTCCTACTGGTACTGAGAAGCCTGTCAAGCTCGTCTTTGAGGGTCAAACCTGTGTTGCTGAGCAGGAGAATCTCTCCGACTGGAGTCACGAGCTTCACACTTATAAGAAGTTTGGTGTTGCTACCGTCCTTAACAACTGGATGTGCAGCTATCGTAACACCGACCTCAAGCGTAGTTCTCGCGCCTAAGTTGTTACTGTAGTGTTAAGATAAGTAGAGAATAGCTATCGCGGCAATAAATCTTAAGCACGGTTAAAACCATCTATG